TAACCCTGCCAATAGACCAGGGATCAGTTCTAGTTGTGCGTGTGTTTGGATCTCTTTCAATCTACTTTACACCACAACCAGAAGTTGTCCCAATAATTTAATTGTCTAAACAAGTAAATTAAATTAATTAATCCAATATAATGCTTGACAATCCTATTGTCAAGTGATAATTTAAAAATAATTAATATGAAAGGAAAAATGACTATGTACTTAATAATACAAGAAACAAAATTTGAAAACATTGACAGTATTTATCATGTTTCAAATTTTACTGATGACCTTGACAAGGCGAATGATATGTTGCAAGGTTATAACTTAATAAATAAAGACAATAAAGTTGTTTATAGTTTAGTCAAGTATGAACAACCACAAATACAGAAAGAGGTAGCATGACTAAAGAGAAGAAGATAACACTTAACGCAGAAAAGCGAAAAGTTATTGCAGATCAATTTCAATCTTTTTATGAAGATAAAGTAAAAGATAAATTGATACAGGCAAAAGAACAATACGATCTTATGCGAGAAAAAGCAAAAGAGAAGATTGAACAAGTTGTAAGATATCATCAACCACAAAAAGATATAGATACAATTAGAAGAATGATTTCAAAATATAGTCGTTCTGGTGGCGAGTTGTATGAAGATAATTGTTTCTATGTTCAAAGACCAATTACAAAAGTTGATGATGAGGGTAGAGAGTATGACGCAAATGACGAAGTTCATGTTAGATTTAACATGGGTAGAAAATTTGCAAGAGCATACTATCGTGATGAATTAAAATCAAAGGGACTAAACCCAGATTTTCATTTGTCTATTGATAATGACTACTCAAAAAGAAATCCAAAATATTATAATGATGAAAGTCAAGTTAATACTTATTTGGGTTTCAGCAATTCATCAAACGAAGATAAATCTATAACTAAACCTGTTGCAAAGTGGGAAGAAGATTTTAAACTTTGGACAATCGGTTCTAGTTATTGTCATTCAAGACAATTCAAAGTTGATGAGAATACTTTAAACTTTTTTAAAATGTATGTTGCTAGTGCCGACAATGTAATTAAAGAGCATGAACAAATGTATAGTTATGTTGAGGGCAAAATGAAAACTTTAAGATTAGGTTTAAAATCTTACAGGCATTTTGACCAAGCTAAAAAACTAGCTGACAAAGTTGGTGTTGTTTTAAATGAAACAATGATGAATGAAAGCTCTAGTTTAGCACTTTCAATTTATTCGCCAGATAACTTGGCAAGTTTATTGGAAGATAAAGAGGTCTTAACAAGAGATCAAAAAATCGCTATTGCAAGAAAACAAATGCAACAAAGTGTAAATTAATAGTTGACAATTATGGGATTATCCTATAAGATAATCCCATAACAGAAAGAGGATAAATGACTAAAACTTTTTATATAACTTATTGGGCTAACAAGCACAAAAAGCACATAACAAGACGAGGAAAGCACGACGAAAAAAGCAGATATGGAACATCTAAAAAAGGTGTGCCTTATTATGTTTATTATGATCTAGACGCACATGGATATAGAACCGCAAACACAAGTTGGAAAGTGAGGCACTAATGAAATTGTTTTTAATGTTATTCGGTTTCGTATGTTTAAACTTAGGAATAATTTTAGGCATACGTTTTGATCTGACTATCGGACTAATTGTTTCGGCATATGGACTTTGTACTTTTTGGTTAATGTTGCCAAGTAATCGAGGTAGACATGAGTGATTATCAATGGTGTCATGGTCCGAATTGCCATACAAGACATACACAGGATAGAATAAGAGGTGTTAAAGGCTCAAAGGTTTTGAGGACTAGAAAAATTCCTCAGAATAGTTGGAACGCGAGAACAATGTTCTCTCATTTTTGTAGTCAAGGTTGTTGGAACGATTTTGCATATGCACATTGGGAAGAATTCATTAGACTACACCCAAGAGCCGAGGCTCTGGAAACACCGATCGATGTAGTTGTAGAAACTAAAGAAGATTATTTTGGCAATCCATATAAACAAAAAGTAATAAAAGAGTTGACAACTAATCAAGGATAATATAGGATATATATTATGACAAAAGATAATAGAACAATAAAAACAACTAACCCTTACTCTGGTCAATCTGCAATGTTGAATAAAGAGGAATATGCTCTTTACCTTACAATTAAGAATGCAGAAATAAAAGCAGACTATGATACAGTTCGTAAAGGTTTACATAAGTTCGGTAAGATGAATGCATCAGCATACATGACATTACTAGACTAACTCCCTACATATGAACACCCCTGGCGCTAACGCGCCAGGGGTCCCGAAACAAATCCAAATATAGATAATTGCTTCTACCCCATCCCCCCTTTTTGCAAAAAGGGGTCCCACTACTCTAGGTTGTATTGCATGTTTTACACATTCGTGTATACTGAAAACATATTGGTACCATGGACTTGAATCAGGTTGACATAAGTAAATTACCTGCAGATGTCAGGAAGACCTTCAAAAAACTTCAAGTCATGCATGCAGAAAAAAAGATACAGAATAAAGCCAAAAATGATTTTCTGTCTTTTGTGAAGTGTGTATGGCCTGATTTTGTAGAAGGGTCCCATCACAGACACATCGCAGATAAATTTAATAAATTAGCATCGGGTGAAATAAACCGACTAATTATTAATATGCCGCCAAGACATACTAAGTCGGAGTTTGCCTCATACTTACTTCCGGCTTGGATGGTGGGCCGTGATCCAAAGCTCAAGATTATACAGGCAACGCACACAGCAGAATTAGCAATTAGATTTGGTCGTAAAGCAAAGAACTTAATTGACAGAGATGATTATTCTAAAATTTTTAAAACAACTCTACAAGAAGACAGTAAAGCAGCAGGACGTTGGGAAACATCGCAAGGTGGTGAATACTTCGCAGCCGGTGTTGGTGGTGCAATCACTGGACGTGGTGCTGACTTATTAATTATAGATGACCCACATTCAGAGCAAGACGCACTAAGTCCCTCGGCTCTTGAATCAGCTTACGAGTGGTATACGTCAGGTCCACGACAACGTTTACAACCTGGTGGTAAAATCGTTTTAGTTATGACGCGTTGGTCTAATAAAGATCTAACAGGCATGTTAATTAAAAATCAAAAAGAAGCAAAAGCTGATCAGTGGCACGTGGTCGAGTTTCCAGCAATCATGGACCAAGGATCAGACAAAGCTAAACCTGTTTGGCCTGAGTATTGGAAGTTAGAAGAATTAGAAAAGGTTCAAGCAACACTACCCACGGGCAAATGGAATGCACAGTGGATGCAAAATCCAACAGCAGAGGAAGGTGCAATATTAAAACGTGAATGGTGGATGAAGTATACAGAAGATGAAATACCACAACTACAACACGTCATACAATCTTACGATACAGCTTTTACAAAAAAAGAAACAGCAGACTACAGTGCGATAACGACATGGGGTATATTCTACCCAGATGAAGATAGCCCAGCTAATTTAATATTGTTAGATGCCATAAAAGGTAGATACGAGTTCCCTGAACTACGTAGACTGGCTCTTGAACAATATAGTTATTGGAAGCCTGAAACAGTTATAATCGAGGCCAAAGCATCTGGTTTGCCTTTGACTTATGAGCTAAGACAGATGGACATACCCGTTGTTAACTACACGCCATCAAAAGGCAATGACAAGCACACACGTGTAAATGCGGTTGCACCTTTGTTCGAATCTGGTATGATATGGGCACCTGAGCAGAAATTCGCAGACGACGTCATTGAAGAGTGTGCTGCGTTTCCTTATGGTGATCATGACGACTTGGTTGATAGCACAACACAAGCCATCATGCGATTCAGACAGGGCGGTCTGATCGGTCACCCTGAAGATTATGTCGAGGAAAAACTCGGCCAACGTAAAAGGAATTATTATTAATGGCTAACCCAGTTATAAAAAAATTTATTCAAAAATCACTTTTTAAACAAAAAGGTGCTATATCTAGTGCTAAAGCTGTAGACTTTTCAACAAATGCTTTGGAGACAAGATTAACAAATGCTGGCATAGATTTAAATTTAATTAAATCACAGAAAGATTTAGATCAAGCCTTGGCCTTTGTTAAACAAATAGAAGACCAGGTCTTTGCAAAAAAATTTAGTGATACGTTAAAACCAGATGCAGAGATTATACCTATCACAGATCCAAAGAAAAGATTAGATCCTAGAAAACCTATTATGGGTGGCACACAAGACGAGAAAGACATGCTACAAAAATCTATTGATAAAAATATAAAAGAAGCCACAGAGAAAGGCGACTTTACAGGTATTAAAAATCAATTATTAAGAGATCCTGATATTGCAAGAGAGTTTGCGATGATGAAAAAATTTCCTACTAGAACTGCAGAAGGAGAAGAAGCAATACCACTTGCGATGAGAGCTAAATTTGATGAGGAGATGGGTATAAAAAGTGTGGCACCAAGAGACTACAGCGTAGAAAAATTAGTATCTGATTTTAAAAAATTTGGTAATGCAACTGATAAAGATATTCAAATGATATTAGGTTCTGGTAAATCAGGTCAGATTCCTTACGTCATGGATAACTATGGCATGAGTTATAAAGATGTAATTAATACATTAAAACGTGGTGAACCATTGATCGAGGGCATGGCATCAGGTGGACGTGCAGGATTTAAAGTTGGTAGTCCGAGCAAACGTTTATTTTTAAAAACTGCTGGTGGTCTTGCAGCATTAATAACTGCAATCAAATCTGGTTTAATTGGAGTGCCTAAAAAAGAAGCTGCTAAGCAGGTCGTAAAAGAATCTGTTAAAGATGTAGCTAATACACCACCATCATATTTTTTTGATCTTGCAAATAAAATTAAAAAATTAGGTAAAGAGTCAAAAGTAAAACCTAAAGAAAGAGTTAATGAATATAATTACAAAGGTAAAGATGGGTCTGAGTATACATTAACAGAAGACATTGGAACAGGTGAGATGCAGATTGTAAAAGAAAAGGGAGGTGTTGGAGTTGCAGATGAAAAAACTTTTGACACAATAAATGATAGAACTGTTATGGAATACAAACCTGGAAAAAGTATGGCTGATGAAGGAACAAAAGGAACACCAGCAGATGAGTATGATGAATACAAAGTAGAATTTGATATGGATGGCACACCGGCAGATGCTGACGAGATTAGTGACATAATTAAAAAAGAAATTATAGAAGAGGCATCAGATATACCTCAAAAGAAAATTAAAAAAGCAAGTGGTGGTGTTGCCTACATGTTAGGAGAATAATGAAAGATTTTAAAATTATAGAGTTGATGGAATTGTTTGACGAGGGTGAAGTTACAACAGCAGATAAAATAGATAGACCACAGAAAGCATTAGACAGAGAAATGTTTCAAGATGCAAGTCAAAGATTTAATCAAGCTGATGGCGGACGAATTGGTTTTAAATATGGTAGTATTCCAGAGGCTTTAAATCAATTAATAAAAGATGAAAACACCAACTTTGAAAGCATGTCTGCTTTGAAAGATAAAATAAAAGAAATGACTGGTAAAAGACCTGGCGGTAGTTTTCAAATAAATCAACAAGACTATGGTCCACTTTTAAAACAATTTACTTTTGAAAAATTTAAAAGCAAGAAAAAAACAGGTGCTACCGTTTCTTCAGATGATAGACTTGCTCTAAAAGAATTAAACAAAAAAGTAGAAAAATTAAATAGAGTAAATAAACTTGATGATAAAGGTGTTAAATTTAAAGTTTTTAAAACACAAGCAGGTAATTTTACACCTGGGTTAAGTTACACAGCAGAACCATATAGAAAAGCAGGTAAAAAATCAACTTTTGGTTCATTAAAAGATTTAAAAACAGAACTTAATCAATTTAAAAAAACAGATTTATTTAAAAAATATTCAAAAACTCTTGCTATGCAGAAAGCTGGTGTTGAATCTGCTAAGACACAATTAAAAAACATTGGAAGTAAAAAATCAGAGGTATTTAATTATTTACTTAATAATAAAAATGCAACGATAGAAGAAATTGGTAGAGCGTTAAAAATACCTCAAAGTTCTGTTGTTAAAAATTTACAGGGTTTATACACAGATATTTATAAAAGAGTTGGTGGTCAAGGTGCCGTGTATTTAAAAGATTTTAATATAAATCAACTTGATGCTGTGCATGATTCTATAAAAAATACTAAAGTTCCGTTAAAAGATAGAGTAAAAAATTTAGTGATAGACGCTTACAAAGGTGATGAAAATCTAAAACCTATTTTAAAAAAATTAGATGACTTTTATGCTTTAAATAAAAAAATTAAAAAAACACAATATGGTAAATTTTTTGCAGCTAATTTAGATCACGTTGTCCCTTTAAATTTTCTTAGACAATTAGAAGAAGGGGTATCTCCTAAAGATTTAATTAGAGTTAGACCCATACCTGAATTTTTAAATCAACGTGCTTTCAAAGCACAATTCGATAAAGCTATAGGTCAAGCATATGCAACAAAAAATAAAGAAGCACTGGAGGCAATTGTAAACTTACAAAGTTATTTACCAAAAGAGTTTGGTGGTATTACAAAGACTGGTAAAATTATAGACTATGGTGCAGAGCCTTTTAGTTTAAAAACAGATTTATCTCAAAAAAACTTTGGTGAAATATATGATAGAGTTTTTAAATTTATAAATGATCCAAACCTACAATCAGACTTTCAAAAAGCAAATGTGTCTTTTAAATCTTTACAATCTCAAGAAAAAGCTATTACAAAACAAATACAACCTGTTTTAAGCATGTTAGAAAAACTTGGCTGTGGTAAATCAGCAGGTGGTAGAATTTTATTAAGTAACGGTGGTCCAACTGAATGCGCAATCAAAGGACGAAATAAATTAGAACAAATAATTAAAACAGGTGTAAAAGAAGGAGCTCCAGAAGGAGCTCTTGCAAAACAAATTTTAAGAACAGGTGCAGGAATCAAAAGTGCTTTTGCGTTACGAAATTTATTTGGACCTGCTGCAATAGCTTTTACAGCTGCAACAGAGGCAGGGTTTGTTGGTTATGACATGTTAACATCTGGTAAAACTTTTAAAGAAGCTGTTGGCGATAGTATATTTAATTATGCACTTGGAGAAAAAACAAAGATAGATCCACAAAAAGAATTGTTTAAAAGATTTAGTGGTCTTGGTTATAGCGACGAACAACTGGGTAACTTTGCAAACGTATTAAATCAAACTAATCAATTAAATACTATTTTAAAACAAGATTTAAAAGTTGGTAATTTAAAAGATCAGGTTAAAGCTTTAAGAGAACAACCTAAAGATACGTTTATGTCACCAGATATGTCACCAGATGATGAAATGTTACAAACAGATCAAGCCGTAAGAACAGAACAAGCATTAAAAGATGAAACTTTAAATTTAGATAATATTATTAAAAATTATAGATCTAGTGGTATGGAGGATACTATTCTTGGAGATATGGCATCAGGTAAATTTCAGGAAACACAACAAGACCTTAAAGCTGCAAATATACTTGCTGATCTTGAAAAAGCACGATCAGTTCAAGACAATTTTTTTGGTAGATTTTTACAAGGAGATATTGGTAAACAAAAACTTGCAGATAAAATATCTGGACTTGAACAAGACTATCTTAATCTAATACAAGAAAGAGGACCACAACTAACGCCTTTTGCAGGCGGTGGTATTGCTGGTTTATCTGGTGGTATAGATGAGGGCCCACAGGTAGAATCAATGAATCCTGATTCACAAGGGTTGCAGTCTTTAAAAAACCGTGCTAGAAACATATAGGAGTATTAAATGGCAGAAATAGACAAAGGACTCCCGAACACTAGGAACAAAGAAGAAATTCCTTCAGACGCGGAATTACAAGAAATAGCTGTTCAGGAACAAGAACAACAAGACCCAAGAGGACCAGTAGAAGTAATACCAGAAGAAGACGGTGGTGCCACTATTGATTATGAACCGGGAGCTATAAATATACCGGGCACAGAAAGTCATTTTGATAATTTAGCAGAACTTTTACCAGACGATGTTTTAGAACCTGTAGGCAATGACATGGTGCAAAATTACATGGACTACAAAGCGTCAAGAAAAGATTGGGAACAATCTTACACAACAGGTTTAGATCTTCTTGGATTTAAATACGAAAACAGAACAGAACCTTTTCAAGGTGCATCAGGTGCAACGCACCCAGTATTAGCAGAGGCTGTTACACAATTCCAAGCACAAGCTTATAAAGAATTATTACCAGCAGACGGACCTGTAAGAACACAAGTTATAGGTGTTAAAAATCCACAAACAGAACAACAAGCAACTCGTGTAAAAGATTTCATGAACTATTTAATTATGGATCAGATGAAAGAATATGAAGCAGAGTTTGACTCTATGTTATTTCATTTACCACTTTCAGGATCTACATTTAAAAAAGTTTATTACGATGTGCCCATGGCTAGAGTTGTATCTAAATTTGTACCAGCAGATGAATTAGTTGTTCCGTATACTGCAACTAGTTTAGATGATGCAGAATCAGTCATACACGTTATTAAAATGTCTGAAAATGAATTAAGAAAACAACAGGTTAATGGTTTTTATAGAGACATAGAATTATCTCCTCCAGGAAACGTTGAACAAAATACTGTAGAGAAAAAAGAAAAAGAATTAGATGGAACTAAAAAAGTTGGTAAACAAGAAACAATGTACACTCTGTTAGAGTGTCATGTAAATTTAGACTTAGAAGGTTTCGAAGAGGTTGGTTCTAACGGTGAGCCAACAGGAATAAAATTGCCCTACATTGTAACTGTAGAAGAAGGCAGCCGAGTAGTACTCTCCATACGGAGAAACTATGCGCCCAATGATCTAAAGAAAAATAAGATCCAATATTTTGTCCATTTCAAATTTCTGCCAGGACTAGGATTTTATGGCTTTGGACTCATTCATATGATTGGCGGATTGAGTCGTACGGCAACGGCGGCTCTCCGTCAATTATTAGACGCAGGAACTTTATCAAACTTACCAGCAGGATTTAAACAAAGAGGCGTTAGAGTTAGAGATGAAGCAGCTCCAATACAACCAGGTGAGTTTAAAGATGTAGATGCACCAGGTGGTAATTTAAGAGATGCATTCTTTCCATTACCATACAAAGAACCATCTCAAACATTATTAAATTTATTAGGTATCGTTGTTCAAGCAGGTCAAAGATTCGCGGCTATTGCTGATATGCAAGTGGGCGATGGTAACCAAGCAGCAGCTGTAGGAACAACAGTTGCATTATTAGAACGTGGTTCAAGAGTAATGTCAGCGATACACAAAAGATGTTACGCAGCTATGAAAGATGAATTTAAATTACTTGCAAAAGTTGTGTCACAATATTTACCACCAGAGTACCCTTACGATGTTGTAGGTGGTGCAAGAAATGTAAAACAAACAGACTTTGACGATAGAATAGATGTTGTGCCAGTAGCAGATCCAAATATTTTTTCAATGTCGCAAAGAATTACTTTGGCTCAAACACAGTTACAGATTGCAACATCAAATCCACAGCTACATAACATGTATCAAATTTATAGAAACATGTATGAAGCGATCGGTGTTAAAAATGTAGACGCAGTTCTACCTGCACCAGCACCAAATGCACCAATGGACCCTAGTATGGAACACATAAATGCGTTAGCTGGTAAACCTTTTCAAGCTTTTCCTGGTCAAGACCACAGAGCACACATCACAGCTCACTTAAATTTTATGTCAACTAACATTGTTAGAAATAATCCTGCAGTTATGGCAGCAATACAGAAAAATATTTTAGAACATATTAGTTTGATGGCACAAGAACAGGTACAATTAGAGTTTAGAGAGCAATTACAACAAATGATGATGATGCAACAACAAGCTGCTATGAATCCACAAATACAAGCAGAGCTACAAGCTCTTACAAATCAAGTTGAAGCTAGAAAATCTGTGTTAATTGCAGAAATGACAGAAGAATTTATGAAGGAAGAAAAGCAAATTACATCACAATTTGACAATGACCCTCTTCTAAAACTAAAATCACGTGAAGTTGACCTACGTGCGATGGAAAATGAGCGTAAAAAAGAGAATGATGAAGCTCAAATAGACCTTGCAAGAGCAAGATTAATGCAACAAGGTGAAATTGCAGAGGATAAAATGGATCAAAACGAAGATTTAGCTAAATTAAGAGCTGGAGTTAGCCTTGCAAAGACAGGAGTTAAGGAAGCAGCGATAGTAACAGGTGAAAAATAATGCCATTAAACAAAAAAGGTAAAAAAATTATGAAATCTATGAAGAAACAGTATGGAAAAAAGAAGGGTGAAAAGATATTCTATGCATCTAAGAACAAAGGTGTTATAAAAGGAGTAACTACATTGCTACAGGAAAACCTGAAATGCCAGTTGGCGGTCAGAAAAGAATGTTAGCAGAGAAAAAAAGAAACTCTAAAGCGTACTAATTATGTGGTTATCGGCGATAAAATTAGCCGTCTCTGCAGGAAGTAAAATTTACGCTAACAAGCAGAAGACGAAGATGGCAATGTCTGATGCACAATTGATGCATGCTGAACGTATGGCCAAGGGTGAGGAAGCTTACCAGGGAAAACTGTTGGAAGCTCGACAATCAGATTGGAAAGACGAGGCAGTTTTGATAATTCTTAGTTTGCCCGTGCTGGTGCTCGCATATGCAGTCATCTCAGATGATCCAACAGCGATGGACAAGGTAAAATTGTTCTTCGAGATGTTCTCGCAGCTCCCGTCATGGTTCACAAACCTTTGGATCCTTGTCGTTGCGTCGATTTATGGTATAAAGGGCACACAAATTTTTAGGAATGGTAAAAAATAATGTCTAGATTATATAACACATTTAAAAATCTTATATTAAAAGGTGGTGCACAAAAAACTACTGGAGAAGCTAAGGATTTTGTTAAGGTTGCAAAAAATTTAAAAAAGAAAAGAGATCTTCAAGATGATGTTATTAAAACGAGAGAAAAAGTAATGACAGAGTATGGAATAAAAGATCCAGAAAAAAGAGTGGATGTAAGAAAAACAGCTAATCAAGCAAAAATTAATAAAAAAATGTCTGACATACTAGAAAGCAAGGCTAAGGGTGGTAGAGTTGGTCTAAGAAAAGGTACACCTAATCCGTTTGGAAGAAAATCTAACACACAAAAAATAGCTGAAGTTTTTGGTCCAAAAAGAAAAAATAGAAAAGAAAAGATAAAAGAAAAAATAAGAATGATGGCTAAAAAAGGTGGAGCTGCTAAAAAGAAAAAGAAGTTTCCTGATTTAACAGGAGACGGTAAAGTTACATTTGCTGATATTTTAAAAGGTAGAGGTGTAATTAACGGTAAGAAAAAACCAAAGAAGAAGATTATATAATGGCTGGAAAAGGTTTATATGCGAACATACATGCTAAAAGAAAACGTGGTGGTAAGATGCGTAAAAAAGGTGCTAAAGGTGCACCAAAAGCATCTGACTTTAAACGTGCAAAACAAACAGCGAGGAAATAATGACTAAACTTTGTCCAAGAGGTAAAGCCGCAGCAAAAAGAAAATTCAAGGTATATCCCAGTGCATACGCGAACGCATATGCTAGCAAAATCTGTGCAGGTAAAATTAAAGATCCATCTGGTGTAAAGAGAAAAGATTTTAGAGGACCTAAACCTGCAGGTAAAGCCATGGGTGGTAGAATTTATAAAGCAGATGGCGGAGTATCAGAAGCTGCTGAAAGATTAAGAAGGCAGGGTTTAAAAGGTGGCGGAATCTGTAAAAAAGGAATGAATAGGAAAGCCATCGGAAAGAATTCGTAATGGCCGGTTTAAAAGAATGGTTTAAACAAGATTGGGTCGATATCGGCGCTAAGAAAAAAGGTGGAGGTTTTAAAAAATGTGGAAGAAAATCTGCAAGTGGATCAAAAAGAAAATACCCCAAATGCGTGCCTGCTGCAAAAGCAGCAAGTATGTCAGAATCGCAAAGGCGTTCTGCTGTTGCAAGAAAGAGAAGTAAACCACAAGGTGTAGGTGGTAAACCAACTAACGTTCCAACATTTGCTAAAAGAAAAAAAGCAATGATGGGTGGTTTTATGGGTAGAAGAATGGGAGTCAGATAATGAGAAGACAAGATAAGATGCCCAAAAGAAATAAAAAGAATTTCCGTCCAACGGAAAAAGGTGCAGGCATGACAAGAGCCGGAGTGGCTGCATATCGAAGAGCAAATCCCGGTTCAAAACTAAAAACAGCGGTCACTGGCAAAGTCAAACCAGGATCTAAAGCTGCTAAAAGACGTAAATCATTTTGTGCAAGAAGCGCAGGACAAATGAAGAAGTTTCCTAAAGCCGCAAAAGATCCTAATTCAAGATTAAGACAGGCTCGCAGAAGATGGAAATGTTAACATGAGAAAAGCAAAAATGGGTGGTGGCATGATGATGAAAAGAAATGTTGCTATGAAAAAAGGTGGAAAGATCCCTCCACAATTAAAAAAATTCGTCATGGCTAAAAAGAAAAAAGCTAAGATGAAAAAGAAGGCGTAATGGCCGACCCGAAAAAAGGCACAGGTAAAAAGCCTAAAGGGTCAGGACGTAGACTTTATACGGACGAGAATCCTAGAGATACTGTCCGTATAAAATTCGCAACCCCAGCAGATGCAAGAGCAACTGTTGCAAAAGTAAAACGTGTAAACAAACCCTTTGCACGCAAGATACAAATACTAACAGTTATGGAACAACGGGCTAAAGTTATGGGTAAAAGCCAAGTTGCATCCATTGCTAAGAAAGGAAAAGATGCAATTAGAAAACGTAATAAAAAGACTACTTAAATTTATTAATACTAGAACAGAGGCTTTATCTATAACAGTCACATCAGGAGGTGTTGACAATATGGAAAAGTATCAGTATATAATAGGACAAATAAACGCCCTAGAGGCAATAAGACAGGAACTCTCTAACCTGCTAAGCGATAAGGAGCAAAATGAAAAAGGAACAGTCATCGATATTAACACCAAACAATAACCTAGTTGGTGTAAAACCATCAAAAACAGAAGAACCAAAATTACCAAAACCAACAGGTTGGAGGCTTTTAGTTTTACCTTTTAAAATGAAAGAAAAAACTAAAGGTGGATTAGTATTAGCTGAAACTACTTTAGAGAAGCAACAAGTTGCATCACAAGTAGGATTAGTTATGGCTATGGGCCCAGATTGTTATAAGGATAAAGAGAGGTATCCTGATGGTCCGTGGTGCAAAGTAAAAGATTGGGTTATGTTTGCAAGATATGCAGGTAGCCGAATCAAAATAGATGGTGGAGAAATGCGTCTGCTAAACGACGATGAAGTGTTAGCAACAATTGATAGTCCAGAGGACATCTTGCATGAGTTTTAAACATAGGAAGGAGTAAGCTATGCCAGAAGAAGAAAAAAAGACGGTACCCATCGATACATCAGGACCTGATGCTACGGTTGATATTGCAGAGGAAAAAGACGAGTCGGTTGTAGAAACCGAAACGCCGAAACAAGAAAAAGAAAACATAGAACAAGGAACAGATAAAACATTTGAAAATGAAAGAGAAACAAAGTTAGATAAAAAAGATAGTGAACTAGAAGACTACAGTAAAGGTGTACAAGCTCGTATTGCGAAACTAACTCGTAAAATGAGAGAAGCAGAGAGAAGGGAAAAAGCTGCGATTGAATACGCCAGAGGTGTAGAAGAGTCTAGAATAAAATTAGAGAAAAAGTTTAAACAAACTGACTCTGATTATATTAAAAAATTTGAGTCTACTATTAATTCAGGTATGGAGGCAGCACAAAAAGAATTAGCTGCAGCTATTGAATCTGGAGACGCAACAGCTCAAGTACAAGCTAATAAAAGAATTGCAACACTCGCGTTTGAGAATGCAAGACTTGAACAAGCAAAACAAGGTCGAGAAGTTGAAGCACAGGAAGAGAAGCCTGTAAAACTTTCTCAAGGTGGAGATGTAAACATTCCTCAAAAAGACGATCCAATTAATCCGGATCCAAGAGCTGAAGCATGGGCTGCAAAAAACTCATGGTTTGGTACTGATAGAGCGATGACTTACACTGCTTTTGAGATACATAAGGATTTAACTGAAAAAGAAGGTTATGATCCTAGTTCTGACGAGTATTATGCGGAAGTTGATAAAAGAATACGTGTTGACTTTCCACATAAATTTGGTAATACTGAAAATAAGCAAACGGCCGCCCCTGTTCAGACAGTGGCTTCAGCTAATAGAAGCGTAAAGCCTGGTCGCAAAACTGTGAGACTCACATCATCAC